TTTACTAGCTGACCCTAGATACAATATAAAAGATAAAGTAAATAAAATAAAGCGAAGACAAAAGTTTAGACCCTTCGCTCCAGCAATACTAGAAGAGCATTACAATACATACTTTGAAGGATATGCAAATGAGTTTATGCAGTTTGTATGTGATGCCAAACATGATTATAAAAGTGTAGTTCATGTTGATGGCACAAGTAGAGTACAAATTGTAAAAGATGATGGCAGTAATCTAAGAAAGATATTAGAGTGTTGGTATGATGTTACTGACTGTCCTATGTTATTAAATACAAGTCTAAATATAAAAGGGCAACCTATAGTAAATAGTTGGGAACACGCAGAAGATTTTATGAGAAAATACAAGGTAAAAGTATTATGATATATTGGAACGGGTGTAGCTTTGTTCAAGGTATGGAAGTTAAAGAAGCAAAAAATCATTTTCCTTATCTAGTTGGTAGTCATTTTAAACAAGACACTTGGAGAAATTCTAAAGTCGGTGGTAGTAATGATAGGATATGGAGAACTACTATGGACGACATGACAAGAACTCCAGCACCATTAGTAATAATTTTATGGTCTGGTCCGAATCGATTTGAGTTTCTTAACTTATCTACTAATATTTGGAGAAGTGCTGTCTGGATTTCACATAGATTTAATAGAGCAACTTTAAAACTAACCGAGGATAGTGAAGTTCATTTTCACCCAGACTTATCATTAAAACAATGGCAAGGATTAAATGGATATGCAAAAGAAGTTAGAAACCCTAAATACAATGTAATATATACATTACATTATATGATGTCTACAAAATATTTTTTAGAGGCGAAAGGAATACCTTATCTATTCTATACAATGTCAAGTGGACAACTACAAACTATGTTAAGCTATCTTGATGAAACTAGATTAGAAGGTGCCAATGTAGTGTGGGAAGTTCCACACATGAAAAAAGAGGACTATCTAAAAGAGCTTCCTTGTTTAGGAGAGGAACCTTTTTACGATATGTGTAAAAGAAAGAAGGTGCCATTCGGTCCAAGAGACCACCCACTCGAGGAGGGGCATAAGTTAATGGCAGATAGAATAATAGGAGATATATACAAGTATGAACTGGATAAATTCTTTAATTGATAAAATAAAAGCACTATGGTTTTATTTAATGAATCGTTGGTCTTATGAAGAAGATACTCACATCTACGAGGAGGACTAAATTTTAATCTCAACTTTTGGTACCAATTCCAAAAATAGTTCTTGACACAAGTTCAAAAATCGTCTATAATATATTATATATTTAGAGAGAGAAACAGATTTGAGAGAGATTATCCCACCAGTTGTTTGCCCCGCTTGTGAGAGCAAGTTGGAGTTAGTAAACGACCAGTTGTTTTGCAGGAATCCGAATTGCCCTGCACAGTGGGATAAGAAAGTAGAATCTTTTGTTTCAACTTTAAAAATAAAGGGCTTTGGCCCCGCAACTATAAATAAATTACAAGTTCAAGATTATTGTGAAATTTATGAACTGTCTGTAAGTGATATACAGGAAAAACTAGGTAGTGAGAGATTAGCTGTGAAACTCTATGATGAAATACAAAAATCAAAGAGTTCTAAGTTGGTGGATATAATACCAGCTTTCAGCATACCCCTTATTGGTCGGTCGGCTTCTCAAAAATTATGCAATACGATATCTCACATTGAAGATATAAGCGAGAAAAGTTGTACTGAAGCAGGTATCGGTCCGAAGGCAACAGCTAACTTACTTAAATGGTTAGAAACTGAATACTACCCTAGTAATTACAAGACAACATTACCTTTCAAATGGGAAAATAAGATTAGTAAGAAGAAAGAGGTCAATGGAGTTGTTTGTATTAGTGGTAAACTAAAGAGTTATTCCACCAAAGCACACGCAGAAAAAGTACTTAATCAATATGGATTTGTAGTTAAATCATCGCTGACCAAAGACTGTACTTATCTAATAAATGAGTCAGGAATTGAATCAGCAAAAACACAAACAGCTCGAGACCGAGGTGTTAAAATTATAACTAATTTAAACAAATTTTTAGGAGAAATTTAAAATCATGGCATTACCAAAATGGACAGATGAAAGAACTCAACAATTAGTAGATTTTGTTGGGAACGAAAGCCCAGTTTCTCAAGCTATGGTAGCTGACGCTGCCGATGAACTAGAAACTTCAGTAAGAAGTGTTAGTTCAAAGCTAAGAAAAATGGGTTATGATGTAGAATTAGCATCAGCAAATGCTTCAAAATCATTCTCAGATGAGCAAGAAGCAACTTTAAGCAACTTTGTAACTGATAACTCAGGTGTTTACACATACGCAGAGATTGCTGAAAACTTTGAAGGTGGAGCATTTAGTGCAAAATCAATTCAAGGTAAAATCTTATCTATGCAACTTACAGAGCATGTTAAACCTGCTCCTAAAGTTGAAACTGTAAAAACTTACAGCGAAGATGAGGAAAGCCAATTTATTTCATTAGTAAATGATGGAGCTTTCATTGAGGACATCGCAGAAGCATTAGGCAGAAGTGTTAACTCAATTAGAGGAAAAGCATTATCACTACTTAGAGCTGGTGAAATCAATGCTATTCCAAAACAAGAGCATACTAAAGGTTCAAGCAAAGCTGACCCATTAGCAGATGTTGAAATTGACGGAATGACTGTTGAAGAAATTGCTGACCAAATCGGCAAAACAGTTAGAGGTGTTAAAACAATGCTAACTAGAAGAGGCTTACAATGTGCGGACTACAACGGTGCAGCTAGAAAAGAAATAGGTTAATTACTTATTTACTTCAGCGAGTGGGCTTCTTTAGGTCTACTCGCTTTTTTGTTTTGGGAGAGACAACTTGACTTTAGAATCGGCATTACTTAAGCAAATACTTGCGAATACAGACTTTGGGACATGGAATAGTCTCAAGGAACACTATTTCCCAGAAGGTGAGTACCGTAAGCTGTGGAAGATAGTGGACAAACATGTTCACAAGTATCATGCATTACCAACTTTTGAAGATTTAAAACTAGAGATTCGTTCTAGAGAACTTCAAGAGAAAGTGTTTGCTATTGAAACAGTCGAGACAGATGTTCCAGCAGATATACTGTTGGACTATTTAAAGAATCAATTTACTCAAAATGAAATCCTATCTCGTGTCGAGAACTTTGTAGAACATCAGATTGCGATAGGCGATGCTCGTGAGAACATCGACTTATTACAAGAGATTGTAGTTCAGGTTGAAGACCAAGTCGAGACCTCTGATGACAACGAGAGTATGGAAACGATTGAGTTATTTGATAGTGAAGAAGACTTGCAAAAGTTTTTGCCACTAGGTCTAAATCAAGAGTACGATTTAGACTACACATTCTCTCCCAAAGACCTGGTCGTTATTGGCGGACAGCGTGGTGGAGGTAAGTCTTTTACTTGCTGTAATATCGCACAAGCAGCACACATGAAAGACAAGTCTGTTCTATATTTTACTATAGAGATGGACAGTAGACAGATACTACAAAGGGTATGTGCCGTTGCTACGGGAGTGCCTACTAATCGTATAAAAACTAAGAATCTTTCTCCTTTGGAGTGGGATAAAGTTGCCGAGTGGTGGGCAGACCGTTTTGAAGGTGGCACAGAATGTCTAACTGAATTTAAAGGTCATCGTGACTTTGATAAGTTCCATTATCAACTTACAAGAAATAAGTTGGCAGATAAACCTCAGATTGATGTGTTCTATGACCCTGCACTTACACTTGCTAAAATTATTAGCACAGTAAGGCAGAAACAAGCACAGCTACCCGATTTAGGTATAGTAATAGTAGACTATCTAAACCAAGTTAGACGCCATAACGCCCCTGGTCGTTCAGGTCAATATGATTGGACTGAACAGATAGAAATATCAAAAGGTCTAAAATCTTTAGCGCAGGAAAACCAAATTCTAGTTCTTTCTGCTTTCCAAACAAATGAAAAAGGCGAGGCTAGATTCTCAAAAGGTATTCTCGATGCTGTTGACGCTGCTTATAGTGTTCAGCATTGGGGCGACGCAGAGCCTTGTATTAAGTTCAAATGTGATAAAATGAGAAATGGAAAAGCAGAAACATTTGTTTCTGAAATGAACTGGGAAACATTAAAGATTGGACCACATACTGCTCTTGACCCAGATGAAAGGGCAGAACTAAAAGAAACAATGACAACAGGGGAAGATACATATGATTTATAGGGGGTGTAGCTCAGCAGGGAGAGCAACTGCCTTGCACGCAGTAGGTCGCTGGTTCGATTCCAGTCACCTCCACCAATGAGGAAAGAATGAGATTATTATTAAAAGAAAAACCAGGTTGGAGATTATTTAAGGACAGAAATTTAATAGGAGTACCTAAATATATCATAGAGCATTTAAGTACTAAAAATGAGATAGTAATGAATGGTCTATGGTTTAGTAAGAGAAAAGTATTAAAAATATTTGAGGAGATAGAATGACAGAATTTACACAAGGAATGTCTAATACATTCAAGAGATTGATGAAAACATCTCTTGGATTGGCTATTATCTATACACTTGGACATATTTGTATAGCAATGATTGTTGTTAGTACTGTCACGGGAGCTAGTTTTTGGGAATCTGGTATAGTAGCTTTAGTAGAGCCTGCCATAAATGGAGTATGGTTTTACACATTACATAAAATTTATAAGGTAGTAATAAAATGATTCTATATACAGAGAAACAATTAGAAGAAGCGTGGATATTACATTGTTCAGACATAGTTCTATACAATGCAGAATCAAAATTTAAAGTAGAAGTTCCAAGCATGGAGCAATTCAGACCGATATATGAAGAAGTATTAGAGGAAATTTATCATGGCGAACGATAGAGTTAGTAGAGAAACAGCGGAGTTAGTACCCCTTCCGCCACATACTTGGTATGTGAGAACAGTGGGTTGGTTATTAGAACAAGAAAAAGTACAAGAGAATATAAGAAATGTACCAGAAAATAAACCACTAAAAGAAGCACTAATAAAAGAAGGCATACGGTCACCCTTTTTATGTATGCCAAACTGGTACCCGATTGCAGGTAGTCAAAGACTAA